TCCTGCTCCGCCAAGGAAGGGTAGCGAACCTAACGCACCAAGTCCGGCAAGTCCTGCCTGTCTCATAGCATCAGTACCTTCACCTTTTAAGGCTGATCCCGCAGCACCTGCAAGATTAGATCCAGCATATATAGCTCCTGGTAGTGCCCACCCGATGTTCATCAAGGCGGATAAAGGTAGGGCTTCCTTCTCCATAAGCTCGTGTGCTTTCTTAGAGAAGCCATCAAGGTACAGTTCACCTTCCGGAGTAAGTTCCGGACCGCCTGCAACCTTCAGCAATTCTGTTCTAATTTCTTCTTGTGTCATGAGTACCTTCCTAAAAGTATTAATATATAGCGATAGGCTATACTTTCCAGTTCCTTTTCTTATGCCTTGCCTTCTGTAAAGTTAATCATCTGAGTTTGTGAGGTTGGTATATTACCGTATTGATTACTGAACATAGACCGGGCGACGTTCTTTAGCGCTGCGCTAGTAAACTGCCCCCTCTGTATATCTTTCCTTTGCTGCGGTGACCATACTGACTTACCCGGCTCCATCTCAAATGCGCCTTGTGGTTGGTAGGAGTGTTGGTACCCTGGAGTACCTGGCTTACCAAACTCTAACTGTGCAGACTTATCGAGTAACTCTTCTGGGTCTACTCCATACTCGTGACACTTTGCTACGAATCCATGTGCAAAGGAGGCTGCCTTAGTATCCGGACCTGTTGGCGCGGCAGGTGCTGTTGCGGCATTAACACCATACGGTGATGCTTGCGCATTAACCCCGTAAGAAAGGCTACCATTGTCCGCCACTCCGGAAGATGCCGGCGTACCAGCTTCTGACTCCGGGGTGTCTGTATTAGATTGGTTAAGGTCTGACGCAACTTCAGAGAGCTGCTCTTTAGCTTTAGGGGCGTCAGGCAGTTGTCCTTTAGATTTTGCCGCTGCAGAGTTACGTACTCCAGTCTGTGCAATGTTCTGGAAACTGTTCTTAAGGTTCGGGGACACAACACCCGCTCCGCCAGCGTTCATACTAGGTACGCTGTTATTCATAGGTGCTACTATCCCACCAGTAGGTGCAGTAGCAGACCCTGGTAGAGTATTGTTGGTAGCAGGGCCGGTAGGTAATACCTGTGCTTGTTTCATGTTATCCATGGCTCCATAGTAAGTGTTTATCTTGCGGTTAGCGTCGTTACGGCTAACAAGCCAAGCTACTAGCTTAGTAAGGCTATCTGGTAGTGGTTTCTTTAAATGTTCCATCTCTATATCTTTTAAGTACGGGTTTACGTACTGTGCTGTTTTGGGGAGGTACTTCTCAACTACTTGAGGAACTCCCTCGTCTGTCAAGGCTTGCATATCAGTAGCAAAGCTATCACAGGTAAATTTGGCATTGAACGCGAAGTCATACAATGTGCAGTAACCGGCCTCAGCATGTGAACAAGCGGAACACTTAGTTGCTGGGTCTGTTGCTTGTTTGTAGTTAGGTGCAGACTCTTCTCCGGCTTTCTTCTCAGCCTTAGCAGGCATAAGCTTATCAATACGCATAGCTAATAACTTCATACCGTTAATAGTCGGCTGGCCATTGCTGTCGGTGCCTATCTCTTTAACTACAGTCTTCTTGTTCTTAAATCTTCCGGTAAGGACTGTATCGCCTACTTCGATATCTACGTCTATTGACGCAGCCTTGACAGCTGTCAAGTCTATCTTAGTATGGTTTGTACCTTTATCAGAGAAGTCTATTGTGCCACAGTCGAACTCACCGTTAAGTTTCCAGTCGAGGTCTTTATACTTCTTGAGGTACTCTTTACCCTTACCCTTCTTAAGGTAGGCAACGGTAGCGTGTGGCTTATAGTCTTTAAAAGTGATTGTTGTTTCAAGCTTATCAATAAGATGCTTACGCACCTCGGTTAGATGGTCAGTTCTTTCTACCTTACGGATCAGAACATCGAAGTCGTCGTTCTCAAAGATATCCAGTCCACCCATTCTTACCGTCATTACAGTACGCTCATTATCTGCAAGGGCCTTCTTAACCTTAGCTGCAGAGCCTGTGTGTAATCCGTATAGTACCGTGACGTGAGGTTCATCCTCTCTACCGTACTCATGAAGATCCTCGTCTGGGATCTCTATGGCTTTCATGTCGGCGTTCCAGTTCTTAAGGCAGTTAGAGTCTGCATCCTCGAAATACAGCATAGCGCAACCATAGGAGTCGCCCTTGGCTGCTTCTTTAATAATAGTTAGTAACTGTGGCGTCTTCATACGTACCCTTGTATGTTTTTAGTTTGCTTCCGCGCATAGTTCGTTAACTTATCAATAACGCTATTTTGTGACGGCTTAGCTGGTAGTCTTAGACCTCCATAGCCTAGGTCATCCATACCTTCTGTTACGTCTAGCATACGATCCACTACTGGGAGGTCTACTGACTTACCTGTTATCGAATCAGAGTCGCTGAAAGGTTTGCTTGGTCTGAACTCTACCTTGCGCTGATATTTCTTACCTAGTCGCGGGTCTATCGTGTTAAGTATCTTGTAAACTGTCCTGTCGCCTGTCCTAGGTACTGTGCCTCTAGGTATCAATGGCTGTTTCATCCTTGCTAGAAGAGAGGCTAGGCCTGCTACCTTCTCGGCTGACTGCTTATTAAGTAGGTCATCAAATCCTGGCAGCTCTGGCTGTATAGCCTTAGATGGCTTACCAGATAGGAACTCTTGTTGGATCTTAGAAAGTGCAGCTGTGTCGCCGCCGTCATCTATATGCCCTAAGTACTTTCTTAGGAACGCTGCTACTGGTTCTGGTAATGGCTTCTGTCTGAGTAGATGGTCGAAGGGAGTATAGGCCGACTCTTTTTCTAACACGCTAGCTAGTCTATCACGGAAGCCAGCAACATAAGAGGCTTGTATCATTTCATTATTCATTTAAAAAAGCCTCTAACTGTTTGTTAGGTAAGTCGTTGAGTATGTTTAGTATCGTCCTGCATACATACGTTTTATATGTCTCCGCCGTCTCTGCATTAGAGAAGAACTCGTTTGTAGGGTACTTAACCTTTACGCTAATACGGCCTTGTGGTCGAAAAGATAGATCTATATAAAAACCAACTTTCGACGCATTAGTAAGTATGTGCTCAAAGTCTACCGACGTCTTTATCGGGTTCCAACCCCACTTAGGGTAGTCGCGTTTGTTTGCCACGACAGCTAACATTTCCAAGTCTTGATCACTTAAGCGGTGGGGTGTAGATCTAGAGGTGGTCATTATCGTATTCTAACCTCTTTTGCAGTGCAGGCCTCTCCACTTTCGCTTAGTAGCTTTGCAAGGTCGTCTTCTGTTAACCAGAATCTTCCTTTATCGCCCCATCCTGTTCCCCATGAGTTAACACAGCGGAAAGCTTTCCTCTTATGGGAGTAGCCGACACAAAGGTAAGCATGACCACCAGCGATACCGCCGGCTGCCTTAACAAATCCTTTATCATCAGGAGTAGACATCTCTGAGTACCATAGGGTGCCCAGCACTACTGGGGATGTGGATAGTATCCAAGTCTTAACGTCCTGTACAGTGTTTGCCCATAGGTAAGTATCAATGAAGCCGAGTCTTTGTAGGACTTTAGCTCCTGCTCTTACTGAGGTGCCGTCATATGCTTCACCGGGCCATCTGTCTCTTTCCTGACATAGCTCATAGATAAAGTCTTCCTTGAGCTGACGTCCTTGGCAGAACGGTGATGATTGTAAAAGTTGTTTCCAAGCAAAGGCTACGCATTGTGGCTCATACCCTTGATTAAGGATAGGTGTTGCTCGGTAGTACTTACTTTGCTTTGTAGGGGCAGCGGACATCAATGCTGATGCGAATGGAAATGAGGCATCGCGCTCATCTGGTATGTGTATACGTCCTAAGGTCTTTAGCATGTTTTCTCCTGGCCAGAGTTAAAAAGTATCTTTATTAATTTATATCATGTAACCACATGTTATGCAATCTGATAGCTAAAGAAAAAGGGCTCCCAGGCATGCAATAAAAAAGCCCTTAGAGGGCTAAGGGCTTTACTATCTAAGGCTGTTCATCCTCCTTTGGGGGAGGAAACCCTTCTTTTAGATGTTCAGGGTTAAAGCGATACTTCTTACAGTGTATGCATTGCAAGAGTTTCTCTGTAATCTTAAGAAACTCTTGCTGCTGGCAGTGGGCACAGGTTAAATCAGTTACAGTGTATTCTCCCATTGCGGTGCCTACTCTTCGTCCCATCCTTTCAGCTTCCTAAATGCAAATCGGAAGGCCTGATAGGCTGGGGCTGTAGTATCTTTAATATTAGTAATGGCAGTAGCTAACTTCTGCCAATCAGAATTGTTATAAGAAAGGACCCCGTCGGCTATGATACTGTCCATAGAGAATACTGACATCGTGGTTGCGTCGTACTTACCGCCAGTATCACTAGCTTGGGCTACCATGCCCCCACCAGCGTCACCCATCTGCTGCTTCTGTTGTTCCATGACCATTGACTGGCCTTGGCTAGATGCTTCTTGACGGATGTTACTCATCTCTTGCAGTACTAGTGCATGTAGCGTTGGGTTACTATGCTTAATATCAATAAGGGCAGATCGTCTCTGGGTCTCCGGAGTCTGGAACAATAGCTGTTGGGCTGTTTGCTTAGCTTGCTCATGGATATCACCAGGAGTAGCGCCGGCTTCTCCACCAGGAGCGCCTCCACCACCAGTTCCGCCTTCCATACCTTGTTGGGCTTGGGCTTCTTCCATAGCAGACTGCTGCAGCTTCTGAATAGACTGCTGCTCTTGTACGATTCTTTCCTGTTCCGCCATGTAGTCGATACCAAATGGTCTGTAGGCTGTGCCTTTAGAAACATCCATACCTGCAGATGCTTGAAGGTTAAGTGCCTTACGTTCCATATCGTCTGCAAGAGTAACAGGTTGAAGCTTACCAGTGATCTCACCCCACATGAAGTGTTTAGAGATACGTTCAAGCATCCAAGCGATTAGGTCGTTATAACCATCAACAAGTGATCCCCACGTCTTCTCGAACAATCTTAGGGCAACTGGTGCCGCTTGGATTCCTAGAGAGCCTCTGTAGAGTTCTGCAGGGTAACCCATCGCGTTAAGTAGCTCGTCGAGAGCCTGCATGATCTGGTCCTTAGGTGTGAGGGACTTACCTTCACCACCTAGCATCTGGTATCCGACCTTGAAAGGTGCAATGGTTATACCAGTAGGATCTGCGCGGTGCATCTTCTTAACCTCTTGTAGCTTCGTGACGAAACCACTAAGAGATGTCTTGGTCAGAGGATCTTGCGCCGGAGAAGGCCCAGCATCTGGGTAAAGAACACGAAAAGGAACAATGAAGTCGTGAGCTATAGCCTCGTCGAATCGACGCAAGACCTGAATGTAGTAAATCAACTTAAAGTTTGGTAGTATCTGAGGTATTCCCCATCCTACTATCGGAAGCCCTGCTAGGGTGTTTTCTTTAAAGTGATAGATGGCTCCGTCGTTAAACTCAAACAGCGGGCCGGCTTCTGAACCACTCTGTGCAGTGTTCTTAGCAATAGTCTTAAGGACATGCCATGGTGTGTCGTCAATGTAAAAGTGCTTGCCTTCCTCGACGTTCTTGATGAATGACTGAGGGATAGCCCAGAAGTATGTGGTTCTACCACTAACTGGGTGGACTCTAAGGCGCATCTGCTTAGGGTTCCATCTGATGATCTTAACTCGGTCTTTATCAGCGCTTCTTCTATCTTCATGGTTCCAAGCACCAGTGTATGCACACTTATGGCATGTTGCATTAAAGGTAGCCTTACTAGCATTATATTTATAAGGAAGCTTGCCTGACTTGATCTCTATATTACACTCAGGGCACTTGAACCAGCGATCGAAGGGGAAATAGATACTTACGAAAGCATTACCATAGGTCATGTACTCATCACCGATCTGGCCCAGCTCTGTAGTTATATGTAGCTTATCATTAAGGAACTTGTTGAAGTCTTCACGTTCTTGATCAGACTCCCCTTCTAATATTAGGTCGGTAAGGAAATATCTTACAACTCTTCGAGAGGCTGCTCTCCATGTTCCAAAGGACATGTAAACATACTCTGCCCACTCAAGGACGTTGTTAATGTCAGTAGGGATAAATTCTGAAGCTACATCATAGAAAGGGTTAGGGAATTTACCAGCCCCATTGGACTGCTGCCTATCGTTATAAGGGTCGTTGCTGTTAGCGGGCATCGTGTGCCTCCATTATGAACTTCTTAGATATAGTGTCTGACACGTTACGCACCTACTTGTTTAACTTTTTATCCTTACTAAAGTCAAATGACTTGTTAGTCTCAGAATTAGACAACTTATCAAACTTAGCAGGTTTCTCAGATGATGCTTGCTTACTTCCTTCAGGCATCGGGATAATGTTTTGCTTTTCCATAATATTCTCTTTCATTTAGATATTGGCAAGCCATACAGCTTGCCAATATTTTTTATTTGTCGTCTATAATAATTAGGGAGACTATAATAACACCAAGTTCTTGTACCTCTACACAAGTACCTGGGAAGAATACCTTCTCCTTCCTGTCTTTATTATCTTCTCTCCAAATAATAGTTAACTCAGAGCCACGGTTGGGAATGTATGTGGTGCTGTCCTCACTAAGAGGTAACAGTAACGTTATACAATCCGCAGACGTCTTAAGGTCTACAGCCGGCAACATAAACATACCATCATTAGTCTTGATAGTGATACGCCTGCTTTGAGCTAAGAAGTTATCAGCCTTAGAAGGTACTCGTACCTCTTTAACGACCTCTACCTCTTTAATGACTTCCTTAATGACTGTCCTCGTCTGTGGTGTGTGTCCTCCAAAAAGGTTCTCCTCAACAGCTTCATCACTCTCTCCGCGCCAATCAATGTCGTCGGGTACTCCATCTTCAGGAGGTTGTCCTGAGAATGGGTCATATGCTCCGTCTTTACTCAAACCTATATTACTCCTTGCTCGTTCTTTACGAGTTTTGCGGCTGCCTGCCATCTTCTTGCCGGACTTATTAGCTATGTGCCCTGGTATGTTAGGGTCCATGCTCTTATCACTCGGCATATTAGCTTGGCTCAAAACAGCCGAGGCCTCGGACGCACTAGTCACTTTAGCTTTCGAGAAACCTCGTATACCATCGTGTAGTGCAGACCGTTCCTCATTGCGATTCTTTGCAGGGCCTTTCTTCTGCTTACCGTTAGCTTGTGCCGACGGTATTGTATTCTTAGCAAGGAAGCCGTCTATAGCCTCGTTCTCCATTGTCACCACTCTACTTAGACTCGTCGTCTTTAATCAGCTTGTCGCGTAGTCTAGTGGTTGAAGTAGTTGCCGCTGGCTTCTTAAGTCCACGGCTAGCAATCTCTGCAAGAAGTTCTTTCTTGTTGAGGCCTTTGTAGTCTTCCACTTTAGCTTTAGCAGGAGCTTTAGCAGGTGCCTTAGCTTTAGCCGGAGCTGGCTTTGACTTCTTGGCATTCTTCTTGATTGGATCTTCCACAAGTTCTGCAGCAGTCTTTTCAGGAGCTGGCTTAGCGCCTGCTTCATCAAGGTGCTTAGACTTAGGCTGGTCTTCAACCTTAGGAGCTTCGCCTTCGACAACAGGACATTCAACTTCAGCAGAAGCTTCTTCAGCTTTAGGCTCTTCAGCTACAGGAGCGTCAGGAACTTCTTCAGGTGCTACCGGAGCTTCTTCAGCTACAGGAGCGTCAGGAACTTCTTCAGGTGCTACCGGAGCTTCTTCAACTACAGGAGCAGGTGCTGCTACAGGTGCAGGTGCTGCTTTATCCTTTATAGAACAAGAAGGTCTGCTGCAATTTAAAAGTTGTGTTATCTCTTCAGGTAGGTTACCTCGGAGGGCTGCTCTCTCGTCTTTAGTTACATAGATTGTAATGATCTTACTTACCATGTGACGTTGGACTAACTTCAGGTGGAGCCTGTCGTTAGGACACTCTGGTGATACTTCACCGGCTCTTAGATTTCTTCCTGCACGACCTTTACCTGCGTACCGTAGAAATACTGGGTATGACTTCTCGTTTCGTATTTTCATACAATGTTCCTTTTCGTTTTTGTTAAACTTTTCCGAACTGACGGACAAGAATTTCTTTTGCTTGCTTCTCTGGGATCTGCATAGAGGTAACCATATGATCCAAAGCAGAGTTGAATAAAGCCTCTCTTGCTACCTTCTCGGCGGCTTCCTTCTCAGAGGTCTCAATGCTTTCCGTCTTCGCAGGGATTTCCTTGTCGACTTCTTCATCTTTCTTCTCTTCAGGGGTCTTACCCTTATTCTCCTTAGCGGAGGCCATAGCCTTCTTAAGGACTGTAATCTTAACTGCCTTAGCGATAGGCTTCTTCTTATCATCAGAAGAGTCTTCGGCTGCATCGGCTAGTGCGTCGCATGGGGACTCGACTTCTTTCTCCATGGCGGCTTGTTTTAAACTGGGGATAGAAAGGTTAGCGGCCTGAGCGGCTAACTCATTGGTAAGTAGGTCTTGGTGATACTCTTGAGGTACACCTAGCTCGGTCATCTTGGCTGAAGCTGACTTGAGGAACTCAGTCATCTGAGCTTCATCGGCTGGTACTATATTTTGTGGCATAACATTGTCTCCTAGGAGTTTCTATAAAAACTAATTGCAATTAGAATGTACTTATACACCATAAAACATGATAGGTCAAAGGTTTATTCGTAACCATATTCTCTGTCAATTGCCTGGGACGCAATGTCTTGCCCGGACTTATCTTGTGGTACAGTGCTGATGACATCATGTCCTGTTGCTTGGTACAAAATGAGTGATGCAAAGATAGTAGCATGGAGGAAATCATCTGGTCTATCAGGTATTCTATCGAACTTTCTTCTACCTTGGCCAGAGCTGGTCTCAGTACGTTCTTCGGTGACTGCTAGGAAGTGTTTAGTGTAATGCCCTGAGTATTCCGGGTTAAGGAACTTTATCTTATCCTTCTTGATGTTATCGAATAGCACATCGAAAGCTGTGTTACGGTCAACCTTCCATAAAGGTATCCCCATCTTCTCTGCATAGTTAAGGAACTGACCCTGTGCTACATAGAAGAGTTGCACTACCGGTAGCTTATACTCAAGAGAAAGGATTTGGTTATTGTGAAAGCCGGCACCGTAGTCACAGGCGACGAAGTTACAGTTATAATCAGTAGACAGCTTCACTATGCGCTGAAAGATCTCTACGATGTCAAGGCCACCCCAAACCTCACCGTGTATGCACTCAATGTTACCGTTGTTAGTTATACCACATACTGAGACAGCGGTGAAAGATGTAATGTTAGCGATACCCCAGTCAACACCGATACAGATTTTCTGGTACTTCTCGCAACCCTTACCTTTATAGTCGTCGGGTGCACCTAGTGTACTAACGCGATCAATATCTGACTGGGAAATAAGTCTAGTACCTTGGTCTGTACTGATACCAAGGATTTCCATGTATAGTACACTTTCGGGTAGTTCGGCTACCTTGTTAAGTATCGACAACCAACGCTTTTTGTCCTCGGTCATAGCAGGTAGTACAATTTGAGGGATATGGTACCCGACAAACTTATCTACCCTATCAGGGAAGGCATGTATCCATTGTCCTTTACGTGGGTTTAGTAGCTTACCACACTTGTGACAGGACGGCCCTTGTACTTGTATCATGTCTAGTACATTACCATCCTTGGTAGGAAAGTTATATGTATTACATCCAGTACATTGTATCACCCATTCGCCTTGTGAGGAACCCTCCCAAAGGTACTGAATCGGGTTGTCCATTGTCTTGGCTGTACCAGTGTATCGTTGGATACCCCACTCAGAGTTAGATAGACATTCTGCGATTACGTTAACGTTGTCAAAGATCTGATCCTGTACTTCGTCAAAGTCGATACGGTCAGCAGTGATACCACGAACACGGTCAGGATCTGTACTAGCATAAGATAGCTGTATAGACGCGCCGTTGGAAAAGGATTTGTTGGTAATGTTATTGGTAATGTCAATGCCGCCCTTACCATGCTTGGAGGCGAACTTCTTTGACTGCATGAGCTTTGCAGTACGGCAGGTATTGATTGCTTCTTGTAATACGGACCGACTGTATCTTAGGGTCTGATCCTGTAGCGGTGCTATGAAGAGCTGCTGGAACTGGTCGATGCTTATCGCGTCGAATACCTCACTACGAGATAGGTTGGTACTCTTAGAAACCTGACGACCGCAGAAGTAAATGGTCTTGGGGACAAACTGTGAGGCATAGAGTGCCTTCATCTGTGGGTATTTGTCTAAGGAGAATTCTTTGCCCTTAATCTTGAATAGGTGTGGCAGCAACGTAGTACGGTCAAAGTTTTCTAGAACCTTTTTGTCATTGTCGTTTGCTACTATTACTTCATCTTTGGCCATTGTTTGCTTCTTATATTAGTACGTTAGGGATAGTGTCCCTAACGTACTGTTTTTAGTTCGTTGTACCAGACGGTACTTAATTATTCAGGTGATCTAATTGTTTATTCGTTCGGTACAAGGCCCGATTCTCGTCAAGCTTTGCTTTGTACCTTTCTTTCCACATCTTCAACATTTCGTTATCGCTTCCACGGGCGCCGTTACAGACTTTGCAAACGTTTTGTAGGTCTTCGTGGCTGTAGCATCCGGGACAGAATCCCCAAAATAATCTCCAGCTTCCCACTATACGTTTTAGTATGTACTTAGTACGTGTCATGCCTTCTCCTACGTTGGTTAACATGCGACTACACAATACCAGCATAGAGTCATATCGTCAAGCTAACGTGCCGTCACCTATGTTGAACACACCATGATCTAAAAAATTACTAATAGTTAAATTTACGTTCTGTACTGACGGGTGCCAGCCTTCTTTGGTTATTATACACGGTGCGTTGAAGGGATTCCAATGCCTGCCGCATCTGCCTATGTTACCTAAGTGCGTGAAGATAACCTGCGGTGTTTTACATAAGGCTGCTAGGTGCATTGGTCCTGATACAGTTCCGACGATACATTTAGTGGAAGCCAACACATCGCACGTGTACCTCAAGTCGTGGTCCCTATAATCCTTATCTACCTCAAGATCTTCCGTCTGGGTTGACAACCCTATGGTGCCTACGGTTAGCCCTTGTTTGTGTAGTGAGTCTATAAGCTTTTCATACTTGTCACGACCCCAGTTGTCTTTTGGTCGTAAACTACGTTTCCTAGCATGTAGTATTATATCTGGTACGCCGTCTATTTTGCCTCCGTAGTTAACAAACGCCTGCTCAGTAAACTTATGCTTCCTGCAATCTTCTTCGGACCAGTTCCAGTTGTAACTAAGCACACCTCTATTAGCCGGTAGGACATCTATGGTACGGTCATGATTACAGTCTCGGTCACCATACGGGATATCTAAAGTGTTTGTATAAGCGAAGTCCTCATAAAGAACCTCATGACCTTCCTGGCAGACGACATATACCTTTTTATACTTATGCTTGGCAAGCCATCGTATCCGCCCTTGCCAGCAGAATAGTTCCCAGCCAAACTCACCTACAAAAGGCCCTGCTAATAATATTTTATCTGTCACTTAACATTCTCCGTCCGCACTCGAACTGACTCTATATCTGTATAGTCCTCGTGCCACTGGGGCTCTAATACTACAACACCCTTATCGCCACCTCTAAAGTACCTATCTGTAGTCTTGTGATGCTCGACGGATGTGCGGCTATGGGTTAAATGCGGGAATACGCCCCACCTGTAGATATAAAAGGTTTCCTCATAAGGTACTCTGGCAAACGAATCCTTAGTGAGTATTCTTCGGAACTTATTACACAAATCGTGGTCTTGTCCTGAGTCCATGTCGGTGTAGCCTCCCACTTTCTCAAAGATAGCCCTACTATAAATACAGTTAGACCCGAGAGTGGTTTGTTTTATAATGCACTGATGTGCATTACAGTAGGCTGCGTCACGGAAATGCTTAAAGGGCTCGCCGCCTAATGAGTTTACAGAGAAGGTCATTCTATTTGGAAGATGTATATCGTCATCATCCCATGGCATCAGGTATTCGCCAGAAGCGTAGGCACTAGCCCAGTTACGCTTCATACCTATTGAGCTAACCTTACCCCCTAGGTTTATGATCTTAACATGTGGGTGGTCGTATACTAAAGTGGTTGAGGGGTCGTCATTAAGTATGACCAATTCTTTGTTAGGGTAGTCTTGCCTTATAAAGCACTCGATTGCCTCTTCGAGTAGTTTAACTCGACCATACGTTATGCATATCGCCGACACTTTTGGTACGTTATTCATAGTAATTTCCTTCGTTTTCGTAAGCGTAACACTACCATAGCCTACCAGATAATCAACGATATGGCTTTGTAAGATAAACTACTCTATGTATATATTAAAGGCACGAACAATAAAATGGAACACGAATTTATTATGCTACTACTTGAAGATGTACGGACCCCTTTTAGCCACCCGGATAGTTATGATCCCAACTGGCGATGGGCCGCAGCCGGAGCAATCGCTGACCGGGATGACATCGTTGATATCCTTACCAGACTTGATGATGAATACCTTATGTATGCAGTTGCTTATCGCAGAATACTAAGCAACGATCACCTAAAAGATTTATTCCAACAATTGATAGCCCTCGGAGTCTTAGCTGAAGATCCAAGGGCTTTTGTTTGCGAGGCTCATCGTATCTATCACGACAGCCTTAACAGCTCCTCGGCCACTAGTGCTTATGCTGAATCCCTTTTACTTTGCTACGATATCGAACTAGACGACATCGCGGAGCAGCTACCTATCTCAGAGGGTGGTATCGAAACCTACGAGAAGATCTTCTATAACTGTAGAACTCCTGATGGTAGTGCAGTCAAAGCTTCTCTAAGAAGGCACTTCGCTTTAGAGGGTGCTCTTTCTTTACCTCCTGGTGTTGATGACGCCAAGTATTGGAAGTACACCGGTGCTATTCATGGATGTAAGCTTCTTTACAATGAATGGGGTTGGTGTATGGAGCATGAGGGAGTTCCTGTTGTTGCAGTTGCTAAATCATTGCAGCAACTAACCCTGAACAACGCTCGTAAGCTTTCTGCTGCTGGAGAAACTCCAAGGGTTGCTGCTGTAGCGATGCTTGAGGTATCTCACCGTATGCTTGAAGACCATGCTGAAGGCGAGCTCGATAAAGATCAGCGTGAAGTTATTAACCTGATTAGTGGTGTAGCCCCAACAATGGCTGAAGTTGAAGACGACGATCTTTTTGCCATGGATGATAAGGTTAAGGACAGACTTGCTGAACTTAAGAAAACACAAGCGTCTCAGAAGAATCAAGAAGGCCCACAAGGTAATACTGCCCGCCTAATAGCTCAACTAGAAGATCAAACCTAATGGAAACTATGACAAACTACCCTGCGGATGTCGATAAGGTATCCTTCTTTAAAGATCGCAAGACCAATCTACCCCCTGAATGGTGGTTACAGCAAATGCTTAACCACCTAAGATCTTCTCGTAAGGTTGAAGACTATGCCGCAAGCATGGACGGGGCGCTTATTACCGTCTATAACTACATCCAACCTGAAAAATAGCGACTTTTATAATATGTTGCATACTAACAACTTAAATGACCCTGCGCATAAGGGGCTGACCAATGTTTTTGGAGACATAAAATGATTACCGTAAGAGACCTTAAATTTATAACTGCATACCTACAGGGATTGCAAGGAAGAATAGCTAGACTTCATACTGAAGACCTTACCCACCTATACAAGCAGGGTATTAATAAGCTTACCATAAAGAAACACGCCTTACTTCATAAGAATGATCACCCACAGAGCCTCACGAAGTTCTTCAAGAGTGCTGCTTTTAAGGATGGTGATAAGAAGATCCTTTTCCCTTACACATACAAGGATAGTGTTACTAATATCGGTGTCCTGTGCGGTGGTGGTGTAGAAATCCTACAGCTGACTAAGCTTCCGGGCATCTTCCTTGGTGCTGACATAGAAAAGACTGCTCACGTGTGTCAAACTGAGTTCGAGGCGCTCCTTCTTAGGCAGTTGGGTGTTAAAGATGCTACAGTTCTTACGGAACCCAAAGCTTTGAAGCTCCATAACCCCTCTCTAGTAACTTTAGTTGACTCGGGTCAACTCTCATTACCCCTTGACGAGGCTTTGGCCTACAATCGCCTCTATTCTAGCGTTAACGTGCTATTCCTTACCGATCCGATATCCAAACATAAAGATAAGACCAACATCAATAAGCTTATCGAGAAGAATACCCAACCTTTCTACAAGTGGATGACCTCTAGAATCATGCACGACTTCTGCTTTGACCAAGATATTCTTCGCGAAGACCTCGAAGCAGCAGAGATTACTGACGAAGAGCTCCAACTTATCAAGGATAACATGGCAGCGATCCCTCACAGCGACATGGTGATCGAATGGCTTGACTCTATTGACCGCAGCTGTAAGGCTATTGACTACCTAGGCACCAAGATCATACAGCGACAGGTTGGTTGGTTCATTGAAGGCGACACACAACCACTAACTAACTTCGGATTTAAGGTCAATAACGTTAAAGACGTTAAGAAGACTCGCTGGGCCAACTGCACTGTGCAGCAGAACGGCAAGGACTACACAGTAAGCATACCTTTTCATAAGCTTTGTGGGCGTCGTTCCATAGCCAGTGTCCTTATTAACTACCTAGCTGACATGGGGCGGATGCCTCTACTGCTTAGTAGAGACATACCTATTCCTGGTATAGACTGGCGTTCTATAGCTCAAGGCTTCTGTGACTTCTCCCTAACCTCTAAAGATTACACTGCCCTTGGTGTAGAAGACTTCGCCGAGCTTTATAACTCATTGTTCAGTAATGCAGGCCGTCCAATCCCTAGTACGCAGAGTGCTTTTGCTAGAAAGGGTGGGGCTGTCGGGTTCTGGCACCACGAGTCTGCCAACTTATGGTTGAGTAAGTCCCGGCTTATACGCGCCCTCAAAGAAGTGAACAACTCCAACATCACAGAGCTTACTCTGGACAACTGCTTCGGTGACGAGGTAGACAAACAAAAGATGGGCAACCTAGGCACCTTCTATGTGTTCACCCCTGATATGGTAGCCGAGACTAACGGTATCATAGCCTTTAAACTAGCATAATACACCAACCCCTTCTAACTTAACGATTTCCAGCGCAAAGACTTATTCTTTAGCGTTGGGGTTTTCGTGTACCCGTATATTCAATAGCTAAAAAAAGGGGCGTACCCCTTTTATGGGTAGCCCCTATCCTGATTAAGGAGGGGCTACCCATGTACTAATGTTTGGGAGATGCGGGTACCTCTATAAAGGTCACCAGGGTATCTGACTCTGCTCCTGTAGTAGCAGGCCATACTTCTCTCCAAGAGTTAAGAGGAAAGCGTGTAGTGCCTGTACATACAACGGGTACATAGATAGTCATGCTAGTCATCTACTTCTCCTTACGTTATTTGGGGGTGCTTCTCTTCTTACACTTGCAGAAGACCCAGAGTTCTTTACACCCTGCACACATTATATCTCCTTTGGTACTCATACCTTACTCCTTATGTTAGTGTATCTACTTCTACTTCTTCTACCATACCCAGCCTTTGGGCTATCTGCCCTAGTGGGAACTTATCCTTGTTCTTATTCCAGAACCCACTACAGCAGGCATCCTCTGAGTGATGACAGATCCGATGACCCTTGAAGCCACCGTAGTTGTCTGCTACCTGTGCTTCGAGCTTCTTTAGGTCTAGAGGGCTGTCTGGTTTATAGATGCAGGTAGTGCACCTCGTTTTCTGTACCTTGAATGTCTTCATAGTTGTCTCCTTATTTTAATTCATAGCTAAAAAAAGGGGCGTACCCCCTTCATGAGTAGCCCCTGCCATGATTAAGCAGGGGGCTACCTATGTACTACTGGGGAGGTTCAATCCCTGTTACATAACTCCATCTACGACCAGAGCGTATTGCACTGATGGTACTCGGGCTGGCGTCGAACTTGTCTGCCAGGTATGCGTCGTTATATCTAGACAGTAGCTCGGTTATGTTGAGGACCTCATCCTCCTTTAGTTTTTTAGCGACAATGGAGGGGCATGTAGAAGTCCGTCCTTTTTCATAGGTTATTCCTGTGACGTGACTCCAGGTCCTACCAACCCTGATGGCGCACACGGTCTTAGGGCTCATACCATACTGCCTTGCTAGCTCAGTATTACTGAACCTTGGTAGCTTAGCATGGATCTCCCTTACATCGCTATCCGTTAACGTCCGGCGGGTCCTTCTCTGAAT